TTACTTTTTGTTGATATTTAATACTGCGCTATGTTCGCCCATCTCAGCGAGATCAAAAATCTCTTTCACTCTATCTACTGGCAATTTTGCTAGCAATAGCGCTGTTTTCTTTGTCAGCGCAGGTAAGCCAATCAAGCTCTGATTCTCTTCGTCAGTAATCGCCAGTAAAGTGTCAATTCCCTTGCGTCTAACAACCTGTAAAGTACTGCTGCGCTCTTCCTCTGTCATCAATTCATAAATCCTCAACCATTCTTGAGTATTTTCATCTAAGTCTAAAGAATCATCACGCTTGTGATTAACGGTGGCCTTACTTACATCACTCTCCTTTACCGAACCAAGATAATTACGGATCACCTGCGGCAAGCTATCTATATGGTACTCAAACGAACGCCCTCGCACACCAGGTACACTCACTGGCCTTTTCACCCATCCTTCCACCTTTGCCCGCTTGTTAATTCCTTGTGGCGTTGAAGGCAAACCAGGGACATGAATCAAGTCCTTTGCCAAATACCATTCCCGTTTCATACAAAACCCCATGAGAGAAACAAAAAGCCTAGAAAACAAAATGGATTCATTCAAATATAATTACTTATATTTCATCGGCTTAATTATAAACCATCCATTTTGAAGGAAACTTTGAAAGAAACCATTTGAAAACAACTGAGTTTCTATCTAATATTCAAAACAGCCACATGGTGTAACGCCGTTAGGTGACACACCTGTGTAACCGTATAGGTTGGCATAAAACAAATAGAACGGGAAGAAAACAATGAAAGAAACTGATTGGCATAGAGCGGATATTGTTGCCGCAATACACAAAAAGGGGCTGTCACTGACATCTCTATCAGTCGATGCTGGTCTGGCCCCATCAACATTGAGAAATGCCCTCAGAGGTTCTTACCCGAAAGCAGAAGTTATTATCGCAAATGCTATCGGCGTATCCCCTGCCGTTATCTGGCCATCTCGCCATGCAGTGAGGGCTGGCAAATGATCTGGATAACCCTGAATGAATTACTGTCTGTTAATGGTTTGCCCAAAACTCCACAAGGGTTGGGCAAGAAAGCCAAAAATGAAGGATGGACACGCAGAAAATTAACCGGGGTTAAAGGGTTAAGTTACGAGTATCTGGTTGAAAGCCTACCCACTGACGTTCAAAGCATAATCAACGAGCGCCACCTTAACTCTCTTTTAAATGCAGAGAAAAAAGCCGTTAAAACGGCATTTAACGGCGATTTAAACCCAAGAGTAAAAGCTAAGCATGAGTTAGACCTTATGCGCCAATGTCCAGCCCTGCTGGAGCGTAGCACCGGCAATCTGACCAAGTTACAGCGTGATATTGCGGATGCCCGCGCCACTCTGGTGACCGAGGTTATCAATTTACAGAACGCCGGATTGTCACGCATTAGAGCCATTAATTATATTTGTGACCAGTCACGTTCTAATAATTTGCCTGAGAACTTGCAGAAAGCAGCCGCGATGGCCAATGCCCGTAAAGGTCTGCGCACAGGCGTCAGTACCCGCACCCTGAATGGTTGGGTTGTTGACTATGAACGTGCCGCCACGCCCTCTGAGCGTCTGGTTTTATTGGCTCCAGGGCACAATAAAGGCAAACCCGTTGAGCGCATTAAATGGATGCCACTATTTATGGCGCACTACCGCACCACCAACGGATTAAGCATTGCTGAGGCTTACGAGAACTTTGAGCATGACTGGCAAATGCAGTATGCAGACCAGCCCGCCATGCTCGCCGCAATTCCTTCTGTCTATGCCGTGCGGCGGGCATTAGACAAGTTACCAACCGTCGTTAAACAACGTGGCCGTGTTACGGGTTCTGCCATGCGAGCGCTGAATACTTATGTGAAGCGTGACTGGTCACAAATGCCTGTTAACGGCGTTTGGATTGGGGATGGCCACAGCATGAAAATGAAAGTGGCACACCCTGACCATGGCCGCCCATTTACACCCGAAATCACGCTGGTTATTGATGGCCGGACACGTTATGTCGTCGGCTGGAGTCTGAGCCTGGCTGAGAACGTGATCGCGGTAGCTGATGCGCTGCGCCACGGTATGCAGAGCCACGGCATACCCCTGATTTACTATTCAGATAACGGTGCAGGTCAAACCGCAAACGTATTAGATGCTGATATTACGGGGATTTTATCGCGTCTTGGTGTGGAGCACCCTACAGGTATCCCCGGTAACCCGCAGGCACGTGGAATTATTGAGCGGCTTAACCGCGAAATTCCTGCCCGTATAGCCCGTAAATTTGCCACTTATAACGGTAAATCTGCTGACCGTGAAACGGTTCGTATGGTCAGCGTTGACCTTAATTCAGCCTTCAATGCACAGGGGAAGAATAAAGAGCTCAACAGTCGCCAAAAGGCGGCGATGGCTAAATTACCCTCATGGCAGCAGCTTATCGATGCCATAGAAGATGAAATTGAAGCCTATAACACTACTCACCGGCACAGCGAATTACCCCGCCGTGACGATGGTAAACACTATACCGCTACGGAGTACCGCCAGTTATTGCTGGCCAGCGAGACCCTTGATCGCCTTTCCGATATCGAGTTGCGCGACATGTTCCGTCCGCAAGTCAAACGTACCGCCCAGCGCGGTTGGCTGTCTATCTTCAATAACCAATATTTTGCTGAAGGTTTAATTCAGGTCGACGGTGAAGAGGTGCTGGTTGAGTTCGATATTCACGATGCCAGTAGTGTTACCGTTCGCCGCCTTGATGGCTCGTTTATCTGTACTGCGATTGTGAATGGTAATACCCGCGCCGCCTTCCCTGTGGATTACGTCCAGAAAGTGGCAAAAGACCGCCATAGCCGCCGTATGAAACTGGTTGAGCAAAAAGCCGAAGAGATTAACGCCGAGCTTAATCCGGTACTGACTGCCGATGATGCACCCGATTTTGGTTCGCTTATCCCGGGTGATATCTCACGCATTAATGATGACCGGGAAGAGATGTTCTTATTCCAATCTGATCGCGATGAATATTTAAAAGTACATGGCAATAAAAAAGCGGCTATTTGACGCCCATCAAATGCCGCTCATTCACTACATAGGAATTAAATCATGACAATTAAAAATGACCTTATAGAACTGATGGAACGTAAAAGCCTCAACCAAACACAGGTTTCACGCGCTATCGGTATGAGTACTGCCACCGTCAATCAATATCTACAAGATAAATATAACGGGGATTTGGAGAGGGTCAATAGTGAGGTACAGGCTTTCCTCGAGCGCACTCGCGAAAAAGATAAAGCCCAGCGCGTAGACGTGAAGTTTGTTGCAACGTCAGCATCCAAAAAAGCGCTGGAAATTATCCGTATGGCCCACGTTGACGGTGAGATCAATGTGATTTACGGCGAGGCTGGGTTAGGTAAAACCATGGCATTAAAGGCTTACGCCAGCCAGAACTCCACCGCGCTGTTAATCGAAGTTGACCCCAGCTTTACCGCTCGCGTCTTGCTGGAAGAGATCTGTAACCGTTTGGGACTATCCCCTCGCGGCAACATGCATGAAACCTTTGAATTATGTAGCAATAAATTACGTGACTCGGGTTATGTCTTATTGATTGATGAGGGGGAATTGCTGCCACATCGATCGTTGGAAGTACTGCGCCGCCTGCATGATAAAAGTGGTATCGGCGTGGTTCTTGTCGGTATGCCGCGCCTGCTGATTAACCTGAAGGGGAAACGTGGCGAATTCGTCCAGCTTTATAGCCGCGTGGCCTTTGCGCTCAATATCGGTAATGCCCTGCCTAAAGATGATGTCAGTGCCATTGCGGCCAGTGTATTGCCTGCGGTAGCGGATGATATCAATGAGGCGCTTTATCAGGAATCAAAAGGCAATGCCCGCCGCTTATTTAAGTTACTGCGCGGTGCAATTCGCCTGAGCCATATCAATGAAACACCCGTGGGTGTCGGTGCCGTTCGCCAAGCCGCCAAAATGTTAATTAATTAAGGAATAAGCCATGTGCCAATTACCGATTAATAACCCGACCTTAATGAAGCCGATTAATCGCTTATTACGCGCCGGTATTAAAGTAGTGGAATTAAATACCCGCTTACGCCGTCCGATCATCGAAGTTGATCGCCCCTTTAAGGCATGGGAACAAGGCGCGGTTGAGATAACCGAAACCCGTAATGGTGTTCGTAGTCTGGTCAAAATGACCCTCTGGCGCGGCGCTCATATCATCTGGAGATAGCCAGTTATGGCAAAAATAATCATCGAAGTTGTGGATGGTGGTCGCGTGAGTGTGAGTTGTCGCGTCGAACTATCCAAAAGTAATCAGTTTGAAAATGATGTGACAAATGGAATTGCTAATGGGTTAGCTGGTCATGTAGCAGTTAAAACCAAGCAAGTTATTGAATCTTTAGTTAAAACCAAACGAGGTAAGAAGCATGTCCACTGATAACAAACAATTCACTGATAAAGCCGCTCCAGAGGGATACTGGGTTGATGCTAAAGGTATTCTGACCCCAATCTCTCTGGTTAAAGATATCGACAAAATGCGCGACACATTAGTGGGTGACATTATCAATCGCGCACTGGTCGTTAACAAAATGCTGACCGAGTTTAAGTTGGCCACCTTTGCTGACATTGCCGCGTTCGTTGACCTGTCAGCCAATGAATACAATGTTTCACTGGGCGGTAAAAAAGGCAACGTCACGCTATATACCTTTGACGGTAAATATAAAATCCAGCGGGCCATGCAAGACCGCATTGCCTTTGATGAGCGCCTGCAAGCCGCTAAAGCGCTTATTGATGAATGCCTTGCTGATTGGGTTGAAGGTGCGCGGCCTGAAATTCACACCTTAATTAACCGGGCCTTTTCCTCGGATAAAGAGGGTGAGATCAATACCGGGGCAGTCTTGGCCTTGCGTCGTTATGACATTCAGGACTCACGCTGGTTACGGGCGATGGATGCTATCAGCGAAGCGGTGCAGGTTGTCGGCAGTCGTTCCTATGTGCGGGTTTATGAGCGGATTGGTGACAGTGACCAATATCAGGCCATCTCCCTTGATATCTCTGGAGTCTGATATGAAAGCTGAAGAGTTTAATCGGCGTTATCCCGTGGGTAAGGTTTTCATCTACCAACCGTGCAAATTTTTACGCGGTGGCAAATCAGTAAAAACGGTTGGCCCAGCCCATGATTTTGATTCGGCAACTGTCGTGGAAATTAATAAAGAACCTTATTTTGCTAATACGGGCTCATTAACGCCTGCGGGCTAATTTAATTCGCTTTTAAATCATCTTTAAACATGGCGTAAACCCGCTGGGGCGCGCTTACGCCAAAATAATGGAAAACCATCATCATGAATAAAGAAAAGTATCTCGCCAAAATAAAGAAACTGCTGAATTTGGCTAAACACAGTACCAATACCAATGAAGCCGCCAATGCCATGAGTCAGGCCCAAAACTTGATGCGTGAACACGGTCTGACATCCGTTGACATCGATATCATGGAAATCAATGAGGCAGGCAGTAAAGGCGCTCCGTCCCATGCTTTTGGTGTACCTAAATACATGGGGTTATTGGCCGAGGTTGTTTGCCGGGCTTTCGGCGTTAAATGTTATATGACCTTCGAACGCAACCATTCCGGTATTGCTCGGCGTCAGGTTATTTTCTATGGCCCTAATGAACGCCCACAAATAGCAGCTTATGCCTTCGACGTACTCTCTCGCCAAATGATGAAAGCCCGCCGTGAATATACCGCGTCAATGCGCAAAAGCATTAAAGCCAGCACCAAAATAGCCCGAGGGGATACCTTCTGCGAAAGCTGGGTTCAAGGTGCTTATCAGGTCATTGAAGATTTTGCGGTCACTGATACGGAAGCGACGCTTATTAGCGCCTATCACGACAAAATATTGAAGGCTTCCGCCCTGAAATATGGCGATCTACGTGAAGCTAAAAAATGCCGAGGGGCTGATTATGCCGCTGACGCGGGGTACCGCGCCGGTAAAGATGCCAGCTTGCTCCATGCAGTCAATGGTACTGATCCTCAACCTGAATTGATTGGGCGGTCATAATGGAAAACCTGTCTAAAACTGATTCATTGCGTCAGGCATTGCAAGTGCTAGGAACCGCTACTGGCCGTGAACTGGCCAATTTTACCGGTTTACCTATTGAACGTGTTGGCGCACTACTGGCCTGTGATATCCGCAAGGGCCGCGTTGTTCGTGGCTGGAACGGTAAAATACGTTGTTATGGCATGGACGGAACGCTCCAGGATACCGGTTCTATGGTGGGTAAACTTGGTTCGAAAACGGGAAGAAATAAGGTGCGCCACCTGCCATTGGGCGTCACCAACCCTGATTTTAGGGTGTTAGCGCTCAAAGCGGTTTCCCTCGAAAAACAATCTAAATATGCCCGCGCTATGTCGGTTTGGTTATTGGCTGCGGATGCATCGATGCTGATCGTCAACGAGCAGTGGTGCCTTACGCGAGCCAGGTTCTGTGACTCAGCTCAAGCCAAACACTGGGGAGGTCAACCATGAAAGCCCATGTCAGCAGCCGGGAGTATCAAGATAACGGAAACAAACGTATCTACACCCTGACCGATGGCAGCATAGTGATCGAGTATCCCAATCTGCCTGGTAGGTCACGTTTCAATTTTTTTAATCATTGTGGAAATACAGTTCACAAAAACCAACAGCGCGTTGCCATGAAGCAAGCCGTTGAACACCATAAAAAGCAGTGGAAGGTGAAGCCATGAGCCATTTTCTAAAAGGCTTGTCAGCCGAAAAACTCAATCAAATGCTGGTTAGTGTTAATGGAGGTTTTAAGTGACCATGAGAGAAATTACCTTAATCTGTTGGGCTGTAGCGTCCTACATCTACCTTGGTTATTGCTGGGCCAGCATACTACGTCGGTTGGGTTGGATGAAAAAGGAGACCCCACGTATCTCCTTCATGCTAATCACGCTGTTTTGGCCTGTAGGTTTAATGGTTTTTGAAGAGAGGCTTACTGCCGCCCAGGAGGGTGACTATGACGATTAATATTGATTCTGTCTGGGTTCTCATTGGTATTGGGATGGCTTTAGGCTTTGGTGGTTATGTTGGCTTATATGCTGCAATTATGGGGCGAAAATCGTGTGAGTGGTTTGGCGATAAGTTGGGGGTTGTGTTATTTGCAATCTGGTATCGCATTAAGCGCTGGGGGTTAAAATGACTAACCCTGGTAGTAAAGAGCAGGCAGCGGCGCGTAAGCGCCTTTCCCGCGCCCGACAGAAATCGCAGTTCGGCCAGCATCGTATTGAAATAGTCATATCTGACCGGGGATATAAAATGCTACTGGATGGCTGTAAGCGCCGCAATCCAGGTCGTAAGCCCTACATCCCCAGCGAGTATGTCGAGCTTTTAATCTTCTGTGACGGTGAGCGCCTAGAGCGACAAGAAGCCGCTCTGGGTAATTGTAATTACTGTAATTTACCATTGCCTGCGGGGTGCAATACGGCTTTTATCGGGGAATCAGCATGTTGGTTTTATCGTCAGTCACGTTGGCTAAATCTTACCGATGTGACCGGTCACGCTCAGTTGGATGAGGTGCAAAATGACTAATTTGGGTGTGTTAAAAAATCACCTTGTGCAGGGCGAAGGTTACAGTGAGGAACTGTTGCAAGTGCTCCAGTCAGCCTTTGATGAAATTACCGCCTCGCGGGGAAAACTGCTCGAATTAGGCGGTTACTCTCCTGCTGATACCGCTGATTTAGTCACAGGCTGCGGGAAATCAACCCACTATATTTCGAGGTTTGAGCACAATGACCCTTGTTCTCGATTCTCTACGGCACTCGTTAACGTTTGTGTTACCCATCAAAATGAGTATGGGCTTATCAAGCAACTAGTGACTTTGGTCTTTCGCGATGGTGTATGGTCTGCTCAAGTGATTTTTGATGATTCTCCTGCGCATAGCTCCCCAATAAAGACAATGGATACCTTGTCTGACCGGCTTATTCGTCTGGGCTTGGCAACCAGGGCTAGCGATAGTTTACGTACTCAACTGGAGGCTTTATGGACAAAAAACTAATCCAGCTGATTCATGTGGGTAAGTCTGCCTTAGCCTGGGATGATGAAACCTACCGTGATGTTATCTACCGCCTGACCGGTAAAACCAGCTCGGCCAAGTGTTCCATCGAGCAGCAAGAACGTATTGTGGCTTATATGCGGGCCCATGGATTTGAGCCTAAACCGACCCCAAAACGCGGACGTCGCCCCAGCGTTCCCGCCAGCAAGAGGACGATACTCGGTAAGATTGAAGCACTTCTGGCTGACGCAAACCGACCATGGGATTATGCTGAATCTATGGCGCAACATATGTTTCAGGTAAGATATGTTGATTGGTTGCCGCTGGTTCAACTGACAAAACTGATGCAGGCATTGATTATTGATGCCAAACGTCGAGGGAAATCATGATGGATATTGAGCAGGTTAAAGCGCTATTGCCAGAGTCTGTCCAGCAGATTGCCGAGTTGATCGGTTATCCAGCCACAGCCCGCCTGCTCGATAAGTTGGGCGGCACCACCTTCCCAATCGGTAAAGGGTTACGTGCACTTGGCGCAGCCCGTGTCACGTTGTTACGTGAAACCATTGGTGATGAGAACGCGCAACTGTTGGTCAAGCACTTTGGTGGGGAGGTTCTTTACCTCCCTCGTTGTGATCGGGCATTGCGTGAGTTGCGTAACCGTTCGTTCCTGGCTGAATTTGCGCAGTTGCGTGACAGTGGCGTCTCTTCTTTGATGGTGATGACGCAGCTATGCCCTAAATATGGCTTTTCTGATAGATTTGCTTGGGGGCTTTTGAGTCAGCGTAATATTGATAGTGTCCATAATCAGCAAGATTTGTTTTAAGGTATACATGGAATGATGATGAAAACGATTTTACTATCCTGCATATCTTTGTTGTTGGCAGGCAATGTAGGGGCATCAATGGTTGATAACTCTAAAATGGTTGCCTCGTATAAAACTCATAAAGATGATGCAGACTTTATATTAGTTAGGGTGCAGGATGCGGTTCAACTCAGCGATGCAATATTGATATCCTATAAAAATATTGGCATAACCCCAACATTCACGGGTTACAATCGCACAATGCAAACTCTGCGGGAAGACGCAGCAACGTTACCTTCTCCATTTGGCTCCTGTAGTACTTTGCCAAACTCAGCAGCCATTTATTTTGATGCTAGAGTTGATGGGCTGAAAAAAGATAATCGTTTGGCAATTAAATCCAGCAAGGCACGTTATCTCGAAGATGTTAAATATTGTACAGAAGAGATAAATGTCCCCCCACAAGATAAAGTAGAAGAACTTGGTATAATTGATATTGACGTTCCCCACTGAACCCCTTCCACTGATTATATAAAGTCCCTATAGCAATACTGACACCATCCCAACCCATTGGATGGTGTCATGCAAATCTCCCTATCACAATTTCAAATCGTAGTGTCCCAATCATCTCTTCTTAGCATTCGAGGTGATCTGTCATGAATAAAGACCAGATAATTGACGGTATTCTCGGGCGCGAAGGCGGCTATGTTGATAACCCTGATGATGCTGGCGGCCCAACCCGCTGGGGTGTCACTCAGAAGACAGTCCGCGCCAATGGCTATACCGGTGATATGCGTGATTTGTCACGAGATAAAGCCCGTGAAATTTTAGAGCAAGATTATTGGTACGGCCCTCGCTTTGACCAGATTGCCACGGTCTCAACCGTTATTGCCAATGAGCTTTGCGATACTGGTGTCAATATGGGGCCGACCTTCCAAAATAAGTTATTACAGCGCTGGCTTTCTGCTTTTAATCAAAACGGAAAACTATATCCAGACCTAATTCCTGACGGCGTTATCGGTAATCGAACGATAGTAGCGTTATCTGCATTTCTAAAATCCAGAGGGAAAGAAGGCGAAATAGTCTTGCTCAAAGCTCTTAATTGTTCACAGGGGCATCGTTACCTTGAATTGGCTGAAGGCCGCCCAGCTAATGAAACTTTCTTATATGGCTGGGTACAAGCTCGGGTGGAATTATGAGCATATTAAAAACCCTCAAAGAATTAATCACTAACCCCTCGTCTGGGCGGTTGTCGACCTCAGATACCACCCTAGTGGGGGCGTTTATTGTGTCCTCTCTCGCGCTAATGTGGGCCACCATCTTTGGCCAGTCCGGTGATGCCTGGTTCAGCCTTTATCTTGCCGCGTGGGTCACTCAGAACCAGGTATCAAAATACCAGGCGCTAAAACGCGATAAGGAGCTCTCCAGTGGCAATAATGCTGAAACTCCTTAAAGCCTACTGGCAACCCTTATTAGCGATGCTTGTTGCTGCCGCTGCGGGGTTTGCACTGGCGGCATTGATTTACGGCAAGCAACTTACTGATGAAAGGCTGGATTTTAGCCAGGCTAAAACCGTCTGGTTAGAAGAAAAGGCAAAGACGGCTAATGATGCTTCTGCGGCGTTAGAGACCGCGCTGGCCCGTCAGAGAGCCGCTCAGCAGTTGGGCGATAAATTGTCTGCTGAGTTACAGGCCAAAATCAACGCGCTGTATAGCGATAACCAGAAACTTAAGAGGCAAATCAATGATGCGACTCAGCAAGATGGCGCTACCTATACTGGTCTTGGGCCTCACGGCCTGTGCGTCTACCAGTCAGCCCTTGGCTACGCCGATTGTGATCAGCGAGTGCAACCCACCGCCAGCGGTTCTGTACCAACTGCCCGTGAAACCCAGCCCACCCATAGCGGGCTACCACCAGAAGATATTCTCGCCCAAGCCGCAGACTACGGGAAATGGTGCCAGCAATTAGAAACGCAATTAATACAAATCAATAAATATTATTCGGGCGGTGCCAAGTGACATTAGATCTCGGGTTCCAAATCTTATTGGGAATAGTTTCCGCTGTTTTTGGCCTTTGGGTAAAGGAATTACAAAAGGATATTTCTAATTTAGAAAAATCGGTTGAAACAATAAAAACCGATTATCAGCGGCGTGAAGATGCCAAAACAAACTTTGACCTCATGATGGCGACATTACGTGATGTCAGAATTGCCATTGATCGTATTGACGGAAAATTAGATAGGAAGGCAGACAAATGAAACCACGCCAAAAACGCCGGAGTCGACGTGTTAATGCCGTCAACAGTGAAGTTAATGCGCTGAAAAAAATCAGCACCCAATTAGACCAGCTTTTTATTCCAGGGCAGGACTTGGAGATATTAGCTGACATAAATTTAAAACTTGATCGGATAGAAACCAATATGACGGCAATTCAGGTCGAAGCCACCCGCCGTGGTGCTGTGGCAGGAGCCATTGCAGGTGGTCTATCCGGGGGGATTATTGCGACGGCTATCGTGCTTATTAAAGCCCGTTTGGGGCTGTAACGATGGCGCATCCGCAGGAAACACGGGATAGGCTGCGTAGGTCGTATATTTTCGGCCAGATGTCATTGGAAATCGCTGCCGCACAAGCGGCGGTGTCATTTGTGACTGCTCGCCGCTGGAAAAAAGAGGCGCAGGACAACGGGGACGATTGGGATAAGTTGCGGGCGGCTCACGTCATTGCCGGTGGCGGATTGGAGGATATTGGCCGGGCAGTCCTGACCGGGCTTGTCACGCAATATCAGACCACGCTGGAGCAGCTCAACGGTGATTCACAGCTTCCCGCAAAACAGCGGGTCGAATTACTGGCCAGTCTGGCTGATGCCTTTAACAAGGCGATATCCGCCAGTAAGAAGATATTGCCGGAAACCAGTCAACTGGCCATTGCGCTGGATGTTCTCCAGAAACTCAGCATCTTTATTTCTGAGAAGCATCCCCAGCATTTAGCGGCGTTCGTTGAAATATTAGAGCCTTTTGGTGATGAAGTGGAGAAACACTATGGGTAAGTATGACTTGCGGGCGTTATTAACTCACGCCCATAAAAACGCATTCAGTATCGCGGTTAATAGCAGTTTAAACATGGATTCAGACAGCATTAAGGAAGGTCATTCTGTTGCGCTTAGTGGAGATCAATCCTATGCGCCGTGGTCACGTGAGATGAAAAACAAGCTGCATGAACTGATTGAGACAAACGATATTGAGGGCCTGCAAAATGCCCTCAACAGTTCTTGCTACAGTCTTATATCTTAACGCCTAGTGCCGTAGCCAGCTTATGAAGCAGGCTGGGTGTATTTTCATAATCGGTTGTACCGACCACGGTACCGCATGAACTGCACTGTATGAACATTATTTTAAAGCGTGCGTTAGCCACTTCTTTTTCGACCAGTTCGAATCGGGTGCTTTCGCATTTGGGGCATCGAGACAAAGCCATTTAACAGTTCCTTTAAAATTTTGATTCAGAGTTTAAAAAAGTAACAAATCAACATTGTTTTTCATAGGGGTATACGTGGCTAAAAAATTCACCGCGCGTGACTTTGCCAGTGAACTGGCAGACCTTGCCGCCAGCCTGCGCAGAACCATTGAGGCCGAGGATGTGGGTTTTGACCCCTCAGCGGCGGCTATTGCTGAGCGTCACCAGCAGGTAAAAGACCCCGTGACGGGCTATGAGTTCTTTATCGAGAACTATTTCCCGCATTATGTGCGCCATAAAGATAAGAGCGAACTGCATAAATATCTGTTCAGTCGCCTGCCGGAGATCGTCGCCAGCCCCAAGGGTGAGAACGATGCTATCGCTGCCCCGCGTGGCGAAGCCAAATCCACTCTGGTCAGTCAGCTCTTTGTCCTGTGGACAATCATCTGTGGCATCAAGCATTACCCGGTCATCGTAATGGACTCCATTGACCAGGCTTATCCGATGCTTGAAGCTATCAAGGCGGAACTGGTTTACAACCCGCGTCTGTTGATGGATTTCCCTGATGTTTGTGGCGCGGGTCGTGTGTGGCAGATGGGGACTATCCTGACCCGTAACGATATTAAAGTTCAGGTGGCCGGTTCCGGTAAGAAACTGCGTGGTTTGCGTCATGGGCCATACCGTCCTGACCTGGTGGTGCTGGATGATATCGAGAATGACGAGCAAGTCCGAAGCCCGGAGCAACGCGAGAAGCTGGAAAACTGGCTGAAGAAGACCGTATTACCGCTGGGAACGGCGGGTGGTAAGCTCGATGTGATCTACATCGGGACTATCCTGCACTATGATTCTGTCCTTTCCCGCACCCTCAAAAATCCGCTGTGGCGCGTCGCCCGCTTTAAAGCCCTGATACGTTGGCCAGATAACATGTCGCTGTGGGACAAATGGGAAGAGATCCTGCGCAACAACGGACAGGATGGCGAGATGCTGGCCAATGCCTACTACCAGCAACACCGCACCGAGATGGACGAGGGGGCCATTGTGTCCTGGTCAGCCCGTCCTATCCTCGCCTTGATGCTCATTCGTGCGCGTGATGGTCATGCCACCTTTGACGCTGAATATCAGAATGATCCGGTCAGTGGTGAAGATGCGATTTTTGCCGGTGAAGGGGTGTTTCACTTTTGGGTTAACCGGCTTGCCGAGTGGATTTTCTACGGAGTCTGCGACCCAAGCCTGGGTAAACAGGGTGCCAGCCGCGACCCCTCGGCCTTATTGGTCGGTGGCTTTAACCGTCACACCGGCATTCTGGATGTGGTCGAGGCCGCCATCCGCAAACGGGTGCCGGATATGATAATCTCGGACATTATCGAGTTGCAGAAGGTTTATCGCTGCCTGGTGTGGAGCATTGAAACCGTGCAGTTTCAGGAGTTCTTGCGTACCGAACTCATCAAGCGCTCGGCCATTGCCGGTGTACCGGTGCCAGCCCGCGCCGTTATACCGCATACCGATAAGCTGTTACGTATCGAATCTTTGCAGCCGCACATGGTGAATGGCTTGATCCGCCTGCACCCCAGCCAGACCACGTTGATTGAACAATTACGTCATTTCCCCAAAGCCGATCATGATGATGGCCCGGATGCCCTGCACATGTTGTGGGCGCTGGCTGTTTCCGGTGCGGGTCACTTTGAATTTACGCCGGTGCCGCGTAGCCGAGATAATGATCGCGGTAGTCGGTTCGGCTCGGGAGGTTGGTAGTATGGGACAAATCGTTGACCAGCATGGTCGTCCGCTTAAACGTGAAGTCCTGAAAGAATCGCAGACTTCACGCGTCGCACAGCTTAACCGCCAGTGGCCAATGCACCCGTCCAAAGGGCTGAGCATTCGCAAATTGCCTCATATCCTTGAGGCCGCAGAGCGGGGCGACCTGTCCGCGCAGGCGGACTTGTTCGAGGATATGCTGGAGCGTGACGGGCATATTTTCTCGGAGATGGCCAAGCGCAAGAATGCCTTGTTGACGCTGGACTGGAGCATTGAGCCACCGGAGAATGCGACTGCTGCCGAAAAAGAACTGGCGGTGGTGGTTTCTTCCTGGCTGAAATCCATCCCCGATATGGAAGATATCATTCTCAATGCCGCCGATGCTATCGGCCATGGCTTTGCCGCGCAGGAAATTGAGACCTGGGAACTGGAGGGAAATGTCTGGTTGCCCACCAAGATGGTGTTGCGCCCCCATCGCTGGTTCAGTACCACCCCGGAGACCAACGACGAAATACGCCTCAATGACGGCACCTTTAATGGCGCTGAACTCTGGCCGTTCGGCTGGCTGGTACACACGCATAATGCCAAGCCCGGTTTTATTGCGCAGTCCGGTTTATACCGTGTGTTGGTCTGGCCTTATCTGTTTAAGAACTATGCCTTACGTGATATGGCGGAATTTCTGGAAATTTACGGACTGCCGTTGCGTGTCGGTAAGTTCATGACTGGGGCCACTGATAAAGAAAAAGACTCATTGCTTCATGCGCTGGTCACGCTGGGCCATGATGCGGCAGGGGTTATTCCTGATGGTAGCTCGATTGAGTTTCATTCAGCAGCCACCGGACAGTCTGACCCGTTCCAGGCGATGATTGACTGGGCGGAACGCACCGAATCCAAAGTTATCCTGGGCGCAACCCTCACCAGTCAGGCTGATGGCAAATCCTCAACCAATGCACTGGGCAATGTCCATAACGATGTGCGCCATGACATTCTGGTGTCTGATGCCCGCCAGCTTGAGGGATTCTTCCGGGGCTTTATTCGGATGTTATTGGCGCTCAATGGCAAAGAAGTTAGTGCACGTCGTCAGCCTAAGTTGGTGTTTGATACCCGTGATATTGAGGATATTAAAGTCTTCTCTGAGGGGGTATCTAACCTGGTGAGCGCCGGTATGAAGACCATCCCGACCTCGTGGATACATAAGAAGCTCGGTATCCCTGTGCCGCAACAAGGCGAAGATGTGCTGACCGCGCCAGAACCCACGCCGATGTCAGCCAGTTTGTCTCTGGCATCCAACCCGCAACAGTTTAAATCTTTTGTGGCATTGACCGCGAACCCGGAGAGTGATGACCCCGCGCAGGTGGTTCTTGATGAGGCACAAACAGTGCCTGAAGCCATCAATCAGGCTATGGAGAAACTCATAACGCCGCTGGTTGCTGCGCTAAGTCAGGGGCAATCGCCTGACGAAGCGATCAATATCATCGCGGCCAGTTATCCGGCGCTGGATGATAATCAGCTCCAGCAGCTGCTGGCCCAGGCCATATTTGTCGCTGATATCTGGGGGCATCTCAATGCCGAAAGCTGATGTCAATCTGGCGCAGGCGATGACGCTCAAGCCAGAAGAGGCTATTCGCTATTTTGAGTCTAAGGGCTACACCATCGGTTTTAATTGGCATGACGTTGAAGCTCGCGCCCATGCCACGGCGTTCACCGTAGCAGGGATATTGAAGCAAGATGTGTTGGAAGATGTTCGCCATAGCCTGAATGACAGCCTGCGTAACGGCACCACCTTTGAGCAGTTCAAAAAGCAACTTATCCCGGTGCTAGAGCAAAAAGGCTGGATGGGGAAAGGACTGGTGGCCGATGCGGATGGCGTTCTTGAGGGTAAGCAGCTCACCCCGCGCCGACTGAAAACCATCTTCCAGACCAATATGCAGTCAGCCTATAACGCGGGCCGCTATGAAGAGCAGCTCGCCAACGCCGAGTTTCGTCCCTACTGGGAGCGGATCGCGGTGATGGACAGGCTAACCCGCCCTAAACATGCCGCGTTAAATGGCTTTACCGCCCGTTATGATGATCCGGTCTGGCAGTTTATGTATCCGCCGGATGGCTACCGTTGCCGCTGCCGCGTTCGGTCGCGTTCTGAGGCGGATATCAACCGCTACAGCATCACCGTGCAATCCAGCCAGGACAGAATTGAGACCGTACAACAGGCATGGGGGCCAAATGATACGCGCTCAGTTCAGGCTTTTCGTATCAATGGCGAACTGTATACACCGGATGCGGGCTTTGGTCATAATCCGGGTCAGGGTAATTTGTCCGCACTGGGGCAACGGCTCATGGATAAATCTGCGGTGGCGTCTCCGCGCCTGGCATCCCTCGCCGTCAAAGAAACCCTGAGCGATAACACGCTGTTAAATGCCGTTAAAACTGATGTTAACCGCTGGGTCAATCAGGTATCACTCCAGCCAAAACCCAAAGGCTCATTGCGTCATCTTGGTGCTATTGAACCCGAGACCCTCACCAAACTGGAGATGCGCGGGCAAGCGCCTGGCTCTGTGACTTTAACGGCGTTTGATAATGCGGTACTGGATGCGCCTGGGCCACTGTGGGCAGAACTGCCGGAGCTGTTGCGACAACCGGCTGCGACATTGCTTGATGGCGATCAACTGGTCTATCTCGTTCGCCAGGGAAAGGACGTTATCGGCGTCAGAGCACCGCTTAATGGTGGCAATACCGGCTTGTCGTTGAGTCTGATGCACAAAGGCGCGGCGCTGTCTGATGTTCAACGTCAAGCGCTAGCCCGTTTGCCGGTGCTGGCGGGGGGTCTCTGATGGGTGGCAGTATGGGTATCAAGTTCAATGTGACTGATTTTGAGCGCTCCCTGGGTGAGCTTATCAGCAAACTTGAGCACCGGGGGCCATTGATGCGCGAACTCGCGGCAGCAATGGGGGACGCTGTTGAAGAGAACTTTAAAAATCAGGGACGGCCCGACTGGATGGGATGGAGTCCGGCGTATGCGAAGAAACGCGCCGGGGGTCAGATTCTACAGTTGTCGGGACGACTGGCGGCGAGCATCGTCTCGGAAAGCGATAATGACAGCGCCAGCGTCGGCAGCAATGTGGCTTACGCGGCTATTCACCAGTTTGGTGGTGAAATCAAACGTAAGGCCCGTAAGCAGGATATGCACTTCAGGCAGAAGAAAAACGGTGAAGTGGGTAACCGGTTCGTCAAAAAGTCAAAGTCCAATTTTGTGCAAACGGCGACAGTGGGTGCTCACACCATCAAGATGCCAGCGCGTCCTTTCTTACACCTGACCGAGCAGGATGTAGAAGCCATGGAAAACACCGGTTTAGACTACTTTCGCCGTGTTATTGATTCGTAACCGTAAACGTCCTGTAATCGACGCAGGGCGTTTTAATCGTTTACTGACACTCTCGCCAGACTTTACCCCGCTTAATCGCACCACCGAGTTTTTAAATCGTGTTTAAAAATGGGTTAACGCCATTGCTAATGTACTGAGTGAAGTGGCAAGATGATCCGCGTGTTATCCCCTGATGTAATCCACTGAACCCCTTCCACTTAATACCCTTTTAACGGCCCCGTATTCTCGGTGGCATGAAAACATTATTCGCCGCTCTGGCAATCGAAATCACAAAAGCGACCCACGGAACCATCCAGCTCTTTCCCGCTGGTGAATTCCGGGCGGTAGATGGTCGCCCGACAGAATGTGATCACTGGCTAATGAACGCTGAAATTGCGCAACTGCTCATTGATGCCGCTAATGCCAGGTCAACGCCTTACGTTATTGATTACGAACACCAGACATTAAAAGCCGCCAAAAATGGTCAGCCCGCCCCCGCATCCGGTTGGTTTAAAACACTGGAATGGCGGGAGGGTAAAGGTCTGTACGCTGTTGGGGTCAACTGGACTGACGCCGCAGCCGCGATGATTCTGAAAGATGAATACCTCTTTATTTCCCCCGTTTTTAGCTACAACAAATCCGGTCATGTGGTGCAGATCCTTCATGCAGCACTGACTAACACACCGGCTCTGGATGATATGGATGAGGTGATGTTAGCTGCCGCATCCGTCCTGGCCATCAACTCAACCTCTGAGGGTAACGCCGGAATGGACGAACTACTCGAACAATTGCGCTGGATGTTAAATCTACCGCTCTCTACCACCCAAGAAGAAGTCATGGCTGAACTGATGAAGCTGATTAAGCGTCTTTCTAATGATGAAGGAACGGCAGCGGCATCGGTGAGTTTGCTTCAAATACTCGACCAGCATGATACGCAAATTGCCGCGCTGGCCGCGCAAGTCACCACGCCAGACCCGGTTAAATGGGTTTCTGTCGATGTGATGCACCAAGCCGTCAGTGAAGCAGTCACTCAAGCTCAAGCCAATATGGCCGCATTGGCCAGTCAACAGTGTGATGGCCTCATTACCGCCGCACTCTCTGACGGGCGCTTACTTCCGGCACAGAAAAGTTGGGCTGAGTCATTAGCCAAGGCTAACCCAGACAGCTTGAAGAGCTTCCTGGATAAAGCGCCAAAAATTGCCGCGCTCACCCAAACTCAGACGGGGGGCAAGCCGCCAGTAGGTTCACCGCCTACCGACAAAACTCATGATACTGACAGTGTTGATGTGGCCATTTGTGGATTGATGGGCCTCGATGCCACTGAAGTAGCCAAGTTCATTAAGGAGAACGGCGATGCGTGACAGAAATACCCTACGTAGAGACGGTGAGCTGACCCACGTTCAGATTGCCGCCGCCACGGAGATTTTCGGGGGGCATATTGTGTGTGCCAATGCAGCCGGATTTGCCGTGCTGGGTGCTGCGACAGCCGCATTAACGACTCTTGGTGTGGCTGATAGCTATGCCGACAACCGTGCTGGAGTTGCAGGTGCTTCTGATGTCCTGGTGCGCCGGGGTAAAAGCTGGTGTTTTGCCAACTTTGGTGGTGATGCCGTCACTCAGGCACGAGTGGGTAAGGATTGCTATATCGCAGACAGTCAGACGGTAGCGGCGACAAGTGATACCAATGCTCGTCCGTTGGCTGGCAAGGTGATGGCTGTTGATTCTGACGGCGTTTGGGTTTTGATTTAGGAGAAGCACTGTGATTGTAAATGCGAAAGTTGTTAAACAAATCTTTGTCAATCTGAAAGCGACGTTTCAGAAGGCATTTTCCCAAGCCCCAACCGACTGGCAAAAAGTGGCCATGGTCGTGACGTCTACCGGTAAGGAGAATGACTACAGCTGGTTAAGCCGTTTCCCAAAAATGCGGGAATGGATTGGTGATAAAGCAGTTAAAGCGCTGGAAGCCTTTAATTACACTATTCGTAACAAAGATTTTGAAGCCACGATTGAAGTTGATCGTAACGACATTGAAGACGATCAACTGCTGGGGTATGCCCAGCAAGCACAGGCCGCAGGTCAGTCTGCTGCAGAACTGCCCTCAGATATCGTGTTTGCGTTGTTGAGTCATGGTTTTGTTAACCTTTGCTACGACGGCCAACCATTCTTTGATACTGACCATGCGGTCAAGGGGGTGTCGGTTTCGAACAAAAGTACCAAAAAACTGGCATACCAGACGTTGGCTCAGGCTAAAGGGAGTTATGGCCTGGCACGAACAACCTTGCGCAACATGAAAGACGAAGAAGGTGCTTCACTTAAAATTCGGCCTAATCTTTTGATCGTACCGCCTGCGCTGGAAGATGATGCCAATTATCTAATGACGGCTGAGCGTTTCCCCGATAACACCCCCAACATCTACAAAGGTACTGCTGAGGTGTTGGTTGTCCCAGAGCTGGCAACCGACACGGAATGGTTCCTGGTCGACGCCACTCAAACCATGAAACCGCTGATTTATCAGGAGCGTAAAAAGCCAACGTTTGTCGAGCAGACAACCGAGGAATCGCCTGATGTCTTTATGCGCAAGAAGTTCCTGTTTGGTGCTGAAGCCCGAGGCAACGGCGGCTATGGCTTCTGGCAGATGGCATTTGGCTCAACCGGGGAGACTGCATAATGCCGATTCAAATCACCGCAAAACGGGATGGATTCCGCCGCTGTGGCATGGCCCACAGCGATAAAACCCAAACTTACGATGATGGTCACTTTAGCCCTTCGGTTCTCGCTGAGCTCAAGGTTGAGCCCATGTTGGTTGTGTCGCATGTACCTGATGGTCAGGCAGAAAATACTGATCAAAGCGAGGCGTTAAAGCAGGCATTGGCTCAGGTTATGGATGTACAGGGCTGCATGCTATCGCTTACGAACCGTAATGGGGAGTTAGAAATGGGACTGCAACAGCTCTCGAAAGATACTCATGAATTGAAATTGGCCAATGAGCAAGCCAACGCCACCATTACCGACCAGCTGCGAGAAATAGACGCTCTCAACGCGCAGATTGCCAGCCTGACTCCAGCTCCTGATACGGAGTCCAAAGAGTCTGAAGGCACTAACCCCGCCAAGAAGACTAAATAAGGTAAAGCACCATGTATGCGACTCGTCAAAATATGGTGGATGCATTCGGTGAGAAAGAGTGTGTCGCCCTCACTGATCGTAATTTTACAGGTCAGATTGATGACCATGTGATGGACGTCAAACTGATGCAAGCTAGCGCGGAGATTGATAGCTATCTGGCGGGTCGCTATCCCATCCCTTGGACAGATACCCCCGGCATTTTGGTGGGTCGGTGCTGTGATATTGCCCGCTACCTGTTGTGCGGAGCAGGAACCCAAAGCACTGAAGAAATTCGCGAGCGTTATGAGGATGCTATCCGTTATCTGGAGCGTGTTGCTGCAGGGCAGATTACCCTAGGTAAATTGCCTAACGGGGAAGTGGTCGAGTCTACGGCACGTATTCGCTTCTCTTCTGCGGGCCGTAACTTTGGCCGAGACTCGACTAATGGAGGTGCATTTTGATTATTGCACTCACTGAAAAAGCCATTTGTGAACGGTTGCGCCAGGGCATGGGTCGCATGGTTCAGGGTGTTCATTCCTACGGGGGGGAAATGGACGCAGAACCCGCTGAAGTTAACCGCCGTTTGCCTGCTGCTTGGGTCACGTTCGGCGGTATCCAGAAGACTGAAAACACCAGTATCACCAAGCGTAAATACAAAACCTATGGGCGCTTTGTGGTGATTGTTGGGGAGCGTAACGTGCGCAGTGAGGAAGCAACGCGCCAGGGTGGCCCCGGGTTGGAAGAGGTTGGCACCTATAAAATGGTCGAGGCCGTGCGCCGTTTATTATCCGGTCAGGATTTGGGGCTCAGGATTGCACATTTGGTGCCGGGGCGCGTTCGCACCTTGTTTAACACCAAAGTGGATAATGCGGCGTTGTCTGTTTTCGCCTGCGAGTTCGACACTTACTGGATTGAAGAGGCGCTGGAGAATGGCTTATTCCCTGTTGTTAATCCGCCTGCTGATTCCATTGACAGTATCTTTAACGGCTACCTGGGCAGTCAAAGTGAGCCAGATGCTGACTGGCTTACCACTCATCTCCGTTATGACATCCCGCAGACCCCACTCTCGCCGGATGCTGAGGACATTATTCATCATGACCATACTGAAAGTTAAAGCCGTTGGCGGGGTTCGTGTTCCGTACCAACACAACGCCAGAAAATACATCGAGCGCGAAACGGTAGATGTTCCCAATACCGCCTACTACCTGCGTCAAATCGCTGCCGGTGACCTGATTATCGTGGCGGAGAGTCAGGCTCCCTCTGCGACTGAAGATGCGCCGGTGACAGAAACTGCCGTTGATGCAGTTGAACCGAAAGCCAAAACCAAAGCGGAGGCATCCCGTGGCCAGTCCTAATATTGCTTTTGACAATATCCCGTCGAGTATCCGAAAACCGGGTAAATACTTTGAGTTCAATACCCGGCTGGCGGTTAACTCGTTACCCAGCAATCAGCAGCTGGTCTTGATTATCGGCCAGATGTTGTCAACAGGCAGCGCGTTACCGCTTGTGGCCACCAGTGTATTTTCGGATACGCAGGCCGCTGAATTGTTCGGCTACGGCTCGCAGGCGCATTTGATGGCCATCGATGCCATTACAAGTAATCGCTACCTGCAATTGCAGATTATCGGTGTATCGGATGCCACCGCAGGTGTTGCTGCCAAAGGCACCTTAACCTTGACAGGTACAGCGGCAACCAGTGGCGTGGTCAGTCTGTCGGTTGGCAATATTCGCATTGATGCTGCCGTGGCCGCGACAGATACCCCTACTGAGATTGCTAGCAATCTGATTGCTGCGATGGCCAGTCAGACCAGCTTACCTGTGACCGCTGTGGCTGCCGCAGGCGTTATCACGCTCACTTGCCGCCATAAAGGTGCGCTGGGTAACGATATCAAGTTACGTGCCCAATCCACGGCAACGGGTGTCACCACTGCTATCACTGCCATGGCGGCGGGCGCAGTAGACCCTGATATTGCACCCGCATTAGCGGCTGTCTTTGCTGCTGGCCATAACATCCTTGTTTGTCCGTACTCAACACCGGAAGCATTAACGGCGTTGCGTAACCACCTGGATGATGTCGGTGGGCCACTAGAACAACGGGGAGCCATTGGTGTTGCGGGCTGGTCTAAGTCCTTATCAACTGGCACCACGCTGAGCGGGGATATTAATGACGGACGTGTCACGCTGGGCTGGCATAACGGGTCAGTTAAATTGCCAGGACAAATCGCAGCGGCTTACGCGGCGGTGATTGCGAGTGAAGAAGACCCGGCACGGCCACTCAATACGCTGGTGATGAGCAGTCTGGATGTGACCGCACTCGCTGACCGCCCAGGGCGTAATGAGCAGGAAAACGCGTTGCATAATGGGTTAACTCCGTTTGAAGTCGGCCCCGGCAATACCGTGCAGATCGTCCGTGCTATCAGCACCTATACCGAAAACCTCGCGGGTACGCCGGATGTGTCCTTACTGGATATCACCACCATTCGTACCCTGGATTATGTGCGTAAAGCCTGCCGGGAGCGCATCGACTTACGCTTCCCTCGCGACAAGTTGAGCGCCAGAACGGGGCCAAAGGTACGCAGTGAGTTGCTGGACGTGCTGCTCAAACTGGAAGAGTTGGAGATAGTCGAAGAGGTCAGCGCGAACAAATCTGGTCTGATTGTTGAACGAGATTCTCAGGACGACAACCGACTTAACGCTGCAATTCCTGTCGATATCGTTAATGGCCTGCATGTCTTTGCTGGCCGTATTGACCTCTTACTGTAAGGAGCCATCACCATGGCAGCAGATGAATATGTGGGCTCGATTGTGTTGGAAATCGACGGGCGGGAAATTGAAGTCACGTCCTTGAATGTCGATATCACCACGGGCCGTAAGTTAGTTAAAACCATGAACAAGACCGGACGAGCCAAAGGCTTTAGTCGGGGCATTGCGGAATACAAACTCAGCCTTTCTGCTGTCGTTCCGTTAGATGGCAACATTGACTGGGCTGCTATTGAAAATGCCAAAGTCACGCAATACCCGCTCAATGGTAGCGGTGGTAAACGCACCAGTTATCTGGACTGCTTCACGACAGAAACCGGCGCGAAATACACGGTAGATAATGAAGCCATGATTGATATCACAATGAATGCTCTGCGTGAGGTAATTGAATAATGACGGAACAAGGGCTTTTAGTTTTCGGGGTCGCGGTGGGTGATGTTATTCACCGTGAGTTCTCTATCCGGTTGCCGGTAGTAAAAGACACCATTACTGCATTAACCGATACTCAGGATTCTCAAGGTACGACAGAAGGCCCGGCTGCACAGTTGTATTATAAAGTGGCAATTATAGCGTCAGCATTAATTAGCCTGGGCAATCTGGCAAAAGAAGATATCACCACGGAATTATTATTGAATGAATTAACCGATGATGATTTCGATATTATTGATGCCCATATTGCCGCCATTAAAAAAAAGCGCTTGCCCGCGAAGAGCTCCTTGCCGGATACCGACTTATCACCCTCGCTCTCGGCAGATGTGGCGTCAGCGAACAACAAATAAGTGCCATGACCCATACGGAGTTGGATGCTCATCTCGACGCGTTAACTCGGCTGAATGGCAAGAAAGCATCAGCCGGGAATAACAAGACGACAACAACTCGACGGGTTAAATCCAAACGACAAAAGCGGGGACGATAAATGTCACGTATTCTTAATTTGGCGTTGACGTTATTCGCCCGCGACAACGCCTCTAAAGTCCTCAAAAAGACCCTGCAAGATGCAATTCAGCAAACTAATGCCGCACAGAAAGCCTCTGAGAAGTTGGGTGATACCGACTCAAAGAATGCTGAAAAGGGTATTAAAGCTTCCCGTAGTTTACAAGCCGAGCTCAAGCGCCAGGCTTCCGCTCGAACAGTATTGGGTGTGCGTTCTGAGCAGGATGTTCAGCGCGAGATCCAACAAACACAAGCTGCCTATAATCGCCTTACCCGCAGTGGTGTGATGTCTGCTAATGAGCAGGCTCGTGCATTCAGTGCCATGACCGATAAAGTCAGTCGATTAAAGAATGAATTGAATGGCGCTAACCACAGCATGACAGGCTTACAGCGGGCTAGAATGCTGGGCTCGGGTGCAGCAGCCGTGGTGGGTGGTATTACTGCCGCCAGTGCGGTATTGGCTCAACCAGTTCGTAACCAGATGAGTTATGACCGCCGTATATCCATGATGGCCAATACAGCTTATGCAGAGAGAGGCGTTGAAGGTCGACTGGAGGGTAAAAAAGAGCTTGGTAGTGTCATCAGAAATGCGGTGACTGTAGGCGGTGGCACAAAAGAATCAGCGGCTGATACCTTGGATACGCTATTGGCATCCGGTGCGGTTGAGATGGATTCCGCTAAAACATTGCTACCTGTTATTCAGAAATACGCCACCGCAACCGGGGCTGATCCAAAAGACCTGGCTAACATTGTGATCGCGTTGAAGCGCTCTTTTGATATTAAGGATGAGGATGTCGAAAAAGCGTTAAACATGAGTATTGTTGCGGGGCAAAAAGGTTCTTATGAACTAGCTAATATGGCGAAAGCGCTACCTGAGCAACTCGCTCTTGCCAAAAATTTGAGCATGAGTGGGCTGGATGATTATGCTACTTTGCTTGGCGTTAATCAGGGGGCAGCGATAACATCCGGCTCCAGCAGCCAGGCGGGCACTAATGTTATTAACTTGCTGGCAAAGATTAACAGTAAAGATGCGGCGAATGCCGCTGCTCGAATAAAATACAATGGCAAAGGCATTGATTTACCCGGTAGTCTTGCTGCGGCTAAAGAAAAAGGCATTAATCCGATAGATGCCTTTATGGGGATTGTCGATAAAGTAGTCGCCAATGACCCTGCGTACCAAAAATTGGAAGCTAAATTAAAAACAGCTAAAGGTGAAGAGCGCAAGCAAGTGCTGGAGTCAATGTCCAAAATATTGGAAGGCTCAGCGATTGGTACCATCATTGCCGACCAGCAAGCGCTATTAGGGCTATTAGGGTATCGCGGAAATAAAGAATATGTCCAAGATGTTATTAAAGAGTCAAATGAACAACGAGACGTAAAACCCGGACAAGGCGCGGGGGATGTTAGTTTCTCAGTTATGTCTAATGCCAATGATGTTAAAGCAGAGCAGTTTAATAATGAGAAAGACTTTGCTGAGATGGATGCCATTAAGCCGCTTTCAGATATTCTCGGCACATTATCCAAAAACTTAACCGATTATTCTAAAGAATACCCTGGGCTTACAACGGCTGTCGTCGGTGCAACCAGCGGTATTAAAGCTATGGGCGCAGCAGCGGCGGCATTTGCCGGTCTTCGCTTCCTTATGGGTGGTGGTGGCACTGGCCCAGCAGGTAACGGTGGGATTAGTGCACCTGGTACGCTCGGGAAAATGGCGGGTAACAGTATTGCCGTGCCTTTGCTCTATATCACCGCTGGCTCTGTCGCCATTTCCTCCGTTCGTGACTCATTGCGTGAAGATTTTGCCAAGAAAGATATGGCGGGGAAAGTGGATTCCATATCAACAGGCACCTCGGGTTATTCCCTTGTTGATTTAACCTGGGCTGTTGTTAAAGACAGACTCAGCAAAAAAGGCTCCTCAATCTCGGTTCCATCCAATATCACCACCGCCGATGTTAACCCCTTTAATGCCTCCACCAATAATCTGGCTGGCTTTGGCGTACCGTCCTATCTGTCCTCTGGCCAGCAAGGGCAAAAGAATCAGCCCATCCAGGTCACCACTAAATTAGAGGTCGATGGACGTGTACTTGCTGAGATTGTCAATGACCACAATGGTACGCAAGCCGTGCGTGGCCCAACAGGGAGCCCTCAATGAGCTGGTCAGATAGCATCTTAGACGCCTCATTTCGTGGCGTGAGATTTGATGTGGTCAATGCTCGCGATAGCTGGAGCCGTGATATTGCGCAGCATGAGTACCCCTACATTGATGGGGCGGATGTTCAAGACATGGGCCGCAAAGCCCGTAACATTCGTTTATCTGCGTTGTTTTGGGGGGATGATTACGATAGCCGGTTGCAATCCTTTATTGCAGAGCTGGATAAGCGCGGTGCGGGTGAGCTTATCCACCCTATTTACGGCTCGATGCCGAATATGCAGGTCATCGAGTGCCAGGTCGGTCACGATGCCGAGAATGTGGATTATTGCACCGTTGAACTGGTATTTCTTGAGTCAAAAACCGGTAACTCCTTTTTCAGCCAGGACTATCCCACCGCCCAGGCTGATGTGATTTTTAATCAGGTACAGTCGCTGATGGATGCCGAGCAGAGTCTGATGGATAACGCGCTAGCCCCGCTGCGTGATGCTAAAAAACTGATGTCAAAATCCAAGGCGCTGGCGTCTGCGGCACTCAATATGCTGCTCATTTTTCGTGGTGAGATTACGGGCTTTGTTGGTGGTACGACGGATTTTGTGCAATACCCTGGCGCGTTTATGAGTGACTTGCAAAGTGCGGTCAGCCTGACCTCGCAGAATGCCACCTCAAGTGGCAGCAGCGTTTCTGCGGCCAGCGCAATCAGCCAGACAAACGCGACAATGTCTGACTGGGGCGAGTCTCATCGCCAACTGACTGAGATTGCCAACTTACCCACCGCTCTAGTCTCAGGGGAAAAGACCGCGCCTGTTGACATGCCAGCGGGTGTATCAGTCGCAGATATCGCTGAATTGATTGCCATGGTCACTATTGTTGTTGCGGGCGAACTGGCGCAGCACGCCGCTGATATCTTCAGTAATGAAGACATCAACAGTCTGCTTTCCCCGACTGAGATTGAGCGTATTGCTAACGATACCCGCCAGTTTATCCAGACGGCCATTGACCAGCATCGGGCTCAGTATGCTGATGCCACACAAGAAGTCAGCTCAAGCCCAACTGCGCTGGGCATTACTTGGCAACCGGTGGTCGAGGGTTTAAAAGATATTGCACTGGCCGTACAACAGTTAGCCGCAAACATGATAACCACTCGCCCACCGCTGATACAGCGTCAGGTTGATAGCGTCAGCAACCTGCACTTAGTGGCTCACCGTTGGTACGGTGACTATCGTCGTGCCGTTGAGTTGCAGCGTCTCAACCCTCAGTTGCGTAACCCGAACAACCTTGAGCCAGGGGATATGCTCTATGCCTACGCCATCTGAGAAAGAGCAGGATAACCGCGTTAGCATTTTGATTAATGGCAAAGTCCATAGCGCGTGGAGTCGCTATCAGATTGATTCTGATTTCTTGATCCCCGCCGATGCCTGGTCTGTTTCGTTGGGTCTGCCTGATGGGGTATTTCCACCAGGCATTACTCGCGGCGTGCCCGTTCAGGTCAAGGTCGGAGCAGATACGGTCATGGTGGGGCGAGTTGATAGCATCCAGCGAAACATCGCCCGCAAGCAATGCACGCTCTTGTTGTCGGGTCGCGATGGTGCCGCCATCCTGGTGGATTGCGCCGCACCTATTTTCACCTCGCGCCAGCTGGGGCTGGAGGAAGTGATTGCCAATATCGTGCGCCCCTTGGGTATCACCAAGATTCGGATTAACGCCGAGAGCGCCATCCGTAATGATAAAGTCAGCATTGAACCCGGCGAACGCGCCTGGGATGCGTTAGTCCGTGCAGCTGCTGGCCGAGGATTATGGCCATGGTTCGAGCCTGATGGCACCTTGGTCGTTGGTGGCCCAGATTACACCACGCCCCCGGTGGCCACGTTAATTATGCGATTTGATGGTGAAGGCAATAATCTGCTGTCATTGAATGATAACGCGTCAATTAACGGCTCATTCTCCGAACTCACTGTTTTAGCTCAGGGGCATGGGCAAGGATCTAAGTCCTCAACTGACCTGGGCATTGTTGATATCGACAGCTCCAGCATACAGAGCGTCGCCAGCGATGAACCGGACGATGATATCGGTCAAGACGCTGGCACAGCAGAGACCGGCACTCATGGGTTAAAAACCGTTATCAAAGACCCCACAGTGCCGTATTATCGCCCTCATATCATGGTAGTCGGCGACGCTGATAATCTGGATCAGGTGCGCTATCGTGGACGCAAAGCAATGGCGGATGCCCGTCTGGCTGGGTATAGCTTAACCGGTGTGGTCGCCGGTCACCGTAATTCTGATGGCATATTGTGGCAGCCAGGCCAACGTATTCATGTTCGCAGTGAGCCTCATGGCATTGACGGTATATTCTTCCTGATGGGTCGGGAATTTATTAGTGGACGCCCCGAAGGCGAGACAACAACATTAAGGTTAAAAGAGGATGGTATCTGGATACCGGATGCCTTCCCGAAAAAGAAAAAAGGCCGAAAGAAAAAGAAAACCAAAGAACTGGGGATCGTCGATGTGGAATAATGTTGATAGTCGGATTAACACGGCGTTAAACCGTATTCGAAAAGCCTTTAGGGCGGTATTAACACGGGTTAACAGTGGCGGGCAGGTTCAAACCGTGCAGGCCAGAGCGCTGGCGGGTGAACAATTGCAAGATAATGAATTGTTCCAGCACTACGGTTTTACCTCCAATCCCTTACCCGGCACGATGGCAGTGATATTGCCCCTGGGCGGGGCAACTTCACATGGTATTGTGATTGCCACCGAACATGGTGCCTATCGGCTTAAAGGGCTAAAATCCGGGGAAGTGGCACTCTATACTGATGAGGGGGCTAAAATCGTTCTCAAGCGTGGCCGCATCATTGATGTGGAATGCGATACGTACCGCGTGAAGTGCAAGAGCTATGAGATCAATGCCGAGAATCAGGCCGATTTCAATACTCCAATGGTAAATGCCAGTGAACAAGTTACTGCTCAGGCTAAAATTACCGGCAATGGTGGTATGGCTATCAAGGGTGGCACTGGAGCCACTTTTGAGGGTAATATCGGGCAGACCACTGGCAACTACGTCACCGACGGTGATGTGCAGGCGGGTGAAGTATCCCTGACCGGACATCATCATACCGACAGCATGAATGGCCCAACATCGGACGCCAAAGCCTAACCCACTGAACATCTTCACCTGAATTTTCTTGCTCCATGCCGCCATATTGGCGGCATGGACATGCTAATAGACCCTTCAACCCGAGACTACACTGGCGAACGCATCAATACACTGGCCAATGCCGTCTATCTGTGCCTGATGGTGCCGCTGGGCTCATGGTGGGCCGATACTACGCTGGGCTCACGTTTGCATGAGCTGGCTCGCGAGAAAGAAGTACCCCGAGTTTACACCTTGGCTCGTCAATATGCTGAACAGGCATTACAACGCCTGATTGATGATAAACGCGCCACCGCAATCACGGTGACAGCGACTCGATTAACGCCCGGATCGCTATTACTGCATATCGTAGTGGAAACTGCATCCAATCAATCTGAAACGTTTCGCCATCAAGTGAGGGTTGCCTGATGCCCCATATTACGCCCACTGTCGAGACTATTCGTTCCAATATCTTACGTGATATACGTAACTTATTAATCGATGCCGATATTTCTGAAAACAGTGATTATTATATTCGAGCCTCGACGGTTGCCAGTTGTGCTGCTGGAATATATCAGGATCAAGGCTGGATTGTTCGGCAGATATTCCCCGATACTGCTGATATTGAGTTTCTGGAATTGCATTGCCGGACACGAGGTATCGTTCGCAAACCCGCCAATACCGCCACAGGCACGATTGATATCACGGGTGAGCCTAATGCCATCGTAGCCAGTGGATTAACTGTGACGCGCGATACCCGCTCATTTACGACCACTCAACAGGCCACTATCGGACTTGACGGCAAGTTAACCGTGACAGCGCAGGCAACTGTCGCAGGCACTGGCGGAAACACGGCGCAGGTGATGTCTGGCACGTTATCGTCAACACCGAACGGGGTGGATAGCACCGTTATTATTGGCGTGATGCGTGGGGGTACTGACCAGGAAGATCCAGAAGACCTGCTGGCACGGTTGCTCGATATTATTCGTCGCCCCCCAGCTGGCGGTAATAAATATGACTACAAGCGCTGGGCGCTGGAGGTCACTGGCGTAACGGCCGCGTTTGTTTACCCATTACGCCGAGGCTTAGGCACCGTTGATATTGTGATCACTTCTGCGGATGGCTTGCCATCTCAAGCTATCATTGCCGAGACACAACGTCATATAGATGATGTTCGTCCAGTCACAGCCAAGAGCTCATTGGTGATGGCTCCGACCATTAAGTCGTTTAATATTCAAGTGAAAATCTCATTAAATGGTATTACGTTTGATGTAGCTGAAGCATTAATTAAAGAGACATTAAATAATTATATAAACCGCCTGATGCCTGGTGAATCCTTTATTCGTAGCCAAGCTGAAATGTTGGTTTCACTTATTACTGGTGTCTCTGACCGAAAGATAATTACGCCTGCTGAGAACGTTATCCCACGCGTCGACGACACTGTGGTCGAGTGGTTACGTATTGGCTCTATCACAGTGACTTTACTATGAGATTCTCAACCTTATTGGGACTGCTACTGCCGCCAGTAGCCTATGACTCACAGCAAGCAAAAATCAATGCTGAAATACAGGCTGAAGGTCATGTTCTTGATACTGTCTCAACTCTAGCCAATGCCGTATTGGGGGGCGTCACTCCTTTTTATGCCAATAGCTTGTTAGTGGATTGGGAACGCGTCCTGGATGTTACCGCTGAGCCAGAAGCCAGCTATCAACAACGTTTGCAAGTGGTATTTATCAAGTTATCCGAGTTGGGTGGGTTGAGTATTCCGTACTTTAAACGCATAGCAGCCAGCGCCGGATATCAGATCACTATTGATGAGCTGGAGCCATTTAGGGCGGGTGTTAATCGGGCTGGTGACACACTGATGGTGCCCGAGGTTATCTGGGTCTGGCGGGTCAATGTGTTCAGTTCAAAAATACAGACATTCCGGTTTAGAGCGGGTATGTCGGCAGCAGGTGAGTGTTTATCGTCATTTTCAGACAGTGTCATTGAGACTGTTTTTAATAATCTCAAACCTGCTCATACTTTTTGTTATTTCACTTACCAAGAGAGCTGATAATGAAAAATATCATGCCGCCCGTTAATACCCCTGATAACGTTTTCCATGATGGTAATCCAGCTACGGGCGAGAAAGGGACTGTTGTTCCGGGGTTATGGCTGACGAATGTCCAAGATACAATCATAAATACTCAGCAGGAATTAGCTTCGGTTCTAAGTGCTGCGGGTATAGCCATTGATGAGGCCAAAAAAAACCAATTAGCCACAGCTATTTCAAAATTAATCACTGATGGTGGTTTTTTAAAAACAGCCAACAACCTGTCTGAGATAAAAGCAGCGGGACAAGCCGCCGTCGCACAAACTCTCGCAAACCTTGGTATTCAGGAAGCATCATTGACAAATGCTGGATTAGTAAGGCTGAGTGACAATGTAGGTAGTACAGATACAACACTT